AGATGCCAAGGAAACCATTAACAGATTCAAGTCTAGCTTTTACAAGTTGCTAGGAAATAGTTCTTTTAAAATTAGTGAGCGTACATTTAACACCTTTTAATCCAAAAAACTATGGGAAGATTTATCACCGCCCGATTCAAAAGCACCTGCGCTGAGACGGGCAAAACAATCAACAAAGGCGAGTCCATATTTTACGATGGCAAAGCCTACTGCATGGAATCCAAGGCCTACAAGGACCGCAAGGAGGCCAACCAAACTTTCGCCCACATCACGGCAAATGAGAACGCTTACTTTGACAATTTCTGTAACCAAAACAACATCTAAAACCATGAAGACCCTATTCAAAATCATCTACACCATTGTGGCCTTGAGCCCAATCTTTGCGCTTGGTTATATGCTAGGCATTAAACTACTAGAAAAATAAACCCCATGAAAAAAGAAGAAATACTATCGACCATCATCGCCCTTGGAATCATGGGCGTAGTCATGACCATTGGCGTAATATACGGCATGGAGCTAGACAAAATTAATTACTAACTAAAACCCCTTAATACCATGTATTATCAAATCAATTTCGAAAAGAGACGTAACCTAGTGCAAGAAGTAATTGACCGCTTGACACGTCTAGATGCTGAGCAAGGTGCTCAATATCTGCATGAGCTAGAGTCCTTGCACATCAAGTTCAATATCCAATCAGACACGGACGCCATTGGCGTTCGTTATTATTCAACTAATTTAAATCTAAAGAAATGAGAGTAGTAACGCAAAAAATCGTAGACGCATTCATGCAGGGAAAAAATTTAAAAGTAGGTAATACCCGTATTTCTGATGCGAGCATCTACCTGCATGACAATAAAATAGCCCAATGGAAAGAGGATGGCATTTGGGTATCCAATGCAGGTTGGTTCTCGAATATAACAAAAGAGCGACTTAACGGGCTCCCCTTTGTGCGCATTTACCAACGTAACTACAGGTGGTATTTAAACGACCAACCATGGGATGGCAAGTGGACCAAGGTCTGCGACTATCCAAGGTTGAGGTAGGCTAAATGGGAGTGTCCACGAAGACACTCCCGCTGTATTGGGATGAGTGTCCCAACTGAAGAGTTCAAAAGAACGAAACGGCAAATCAATTCAATTAAATTATTTACAAATGACAAACCAAAATGATTTGTGGGATTGCTCCGAGTGTGGGGATACCCAAGGGCGACATGATATGTGGTTCGAAGGTGACCTGTGTGGTGAGTGCAATGAGATGAGACCGCATTGCAGGGGATGTGAGACCAAGCAAGGCGTATCAGAGCAAACAGATTCGTACGGGTATAGCACGGGGTATTGGTGTGATTCCTGCTATGAGAGTGACAGGTATCCATACAGGAGAGACAGGTACTTTGATGAGTCCTATGCAGGTGAGAGACTAGAAGATGACTATTAAAATGACAGACTTATTCGAAACAATCGAAACGCTACCGCTGTGCATTCAGAATGTACTAGCTAGCTTTGAGCGTGAGGGCTATGACTATGAGACCTGCGCCAAGTACTTGGCCATACTTGAGGCCAAGGGCTACACCTTTGAGCACGGCCTAGATGGAACTCCATTCAACCTAACTAAAATAAATTAGGCTATGGAAAAGAAAAATTATTATTCCGTGTGGATAAGCAAGGAATTAATTTGGGAGGGCATAGCGTCCTCCCCATTCGAGGCAATCGACAGGGCGTGCGCAAAGTATTCCCACATCGAGCCACCTATAAATCGGCAGGAATTGTATGCCAAAATAAAAAAATAGGGCACTGCGCTTGCTTATGTCTATTTCTTGTATTAACTTTGTATCTTCTAAGTTTAATTCTAACAGGGTTCTGTGTCTTCGTAGACACTGCCCACAAACCCAAACGCTAATGTGTGTAATCATTATCAAGCAGAGAGGTAAAACCCTTTCAAAAGAAACCATCAAGACTTCAGCACGAATCAATCCACATGGGTTGGGTGTGGTGTGGCTTGATACATTCCAAGTCAGTTACCATTATTCAAGGGACTACGGAGTACTATTTACGGAGCGACCATTCATTGCTCACTTCAGATACGCTACCATTGGAGCTATCAACAAAGAGAATACGCACCCATTTCAGTGTGGGTCAAACAGCAATGAGTGGCTCATGATGAATGGCACCATCTACGGGCTAGGCAATCCACAAAACAGCGACTCGAAGGTACTAGCCAACACGCTAGGAACAATCCAACGCCATACATGGGCTGATTACCTTAGCAAATATGAGTGCAGGTTCGTTACCGTTAATACCTACAGCCGTTCGTTTCAAATCTACAACAAAGAGCTATGGACACAGCGTGATGGCGTGTGGTTCAGCAAAAACAACGTACTCGAGGAGAACTTGGTCGCAGTGTATGGCACGCTCAAGAAGGGCTACAACAACTACAACAACTACCTTACCACATCCAAGTACATTGGCAGTGGTACAACTCAAGACAAGTATCCATTGGTCATCAAGGGTTTGCCTTACATGATTGAGCAGATTGGACAAGGTCACAATGTCGAGGTGGACGTGTTCAAAGTAAGCGACCCCGTGTTGGCAAGCCTAGATAAACTAGAGGGACACCCGAATTGGTACAAACGTAAGCAGATACCCATAAACATGGGAGGCAAGAGCCTCATGTGTTGGTTGTACTTCAACATATCAGAGCAGGTCGGTACTCAGGCCATGCACAAGAGCTACAAGCAGGAGGTCAAGAGACCGCAGTACTTTGATTGGAGCTTTCCAAAGCAGACCAAGACCCACAAGGTAGAGGTCTACGAGTTCGGAAAGTGGCACGAGACAGAGGTGGAGGTTGCAGAGTTCGACACAGAGAACGAGCTACCCATGTGTTCGCACTGCTATAACGATGCTCACTTCGATGGCTTTTCAAATTACCACTGCTACAGTTGTGGCAGTTGGCTTACTCAAAATGAAATTATTAACCCTTAATCAAATCAAAAAATGGAAATCAAAATTATTGACGGCTTCGTGTGGTTAATCGTAACCCGACAGGCAAAAGAAGTGTTCGAGTCAAACCTATTCGAGTTGTACGCAGTGTATGACGATGGCTCAGAGGGATTAATTTATGACCTTGAATCCCTAGAAAAATGTATTGAAAGAGGAATTAAAATTGGAATCGAAGGCGGATTCATAAACAACTAAAACTATGTACGCATACAAAATCAACACCACAGCATACCACGAGGAGGACTTTCTCCTTATCACAGACCTAAATGGAATGGAAGTCGAGGATGTAATCCGACCAATAGTAGATGCCGAGCGAGAGCAGGGCGTGGACTACACGAATGAGGACATCGTCAATGCTCTCAAGAAAAGGTACCCAAAGAGCAGGGTGAAGGCTTACTATTCAGCACAGGATTTTATGGAGCTATCGTTCTAGATTACAGGGAGTGTCCACGAAGACACTCCCTTCAGTCCATGGGTGGGTGCCCATGCTGATGAGTTCGAAAGAACGAAACTGAAAAATCAAATCAAATCATTTTAAAAAATGAAAAAAGAAATTAATTTCAATCACGATGCCAAGTCGATAATGGATGCGCTAGGCATAGAGCAAGACTCATTTGCACTCCAACTTGCGGGAGTTGTAGCAATCCATCAAGCAATGGATGACGGAAAGGTTAGCAGGCTAAGTCAGTTGATTAGCAATTGCGTGGACTACAATATCATATTGATGCTAGCAACAAAGCAACTCATGGACTTCGTTGACAACTTTGATGCAGAGAACGGATTTCCAAATAACTTATTCAACAACTAGACATGAAAAAGGCGCAATCAATTATAGGAGAATTGATGCAAATAATATTCATATCAATCCCACTTGCCTTGACTATCTACATTGGACTACACATTGGCCTAATATTTTACATCATCTATAAAAAATTCAAATGAAAATCACAATCACAATCGAGGTGCCCGAGGACATGGACTTAGAGCACACCCTAGAGTGCGTCACGGACGCAATGTTTATGTCCGACTGCGTCACAAAGAAAGAAGAGTATTTTGTAATCGAATTAATTCAAGCAATTCAAAAACAAGCAGAGAAATGAAACTAGAAATCGAATTGAAAAGAGAGGTCCTAGAGGACGTATTCGTCACTGCACTAGAAGGTGGTAGTAACTATTGGTACTACATAAGCGAGGATACTTACAAGAAAATTAGAAAGGCCGTGAGCAAAGCAGACGAGCCGTACCTAGCTATAGCCATGTTGAAGGCCGTGCTAGACCATGGTGTTGAGGTCACAATCCATGATGCTGAGAACGAGGAGGACGAGGTTGGTTGGATTAGTATGGAGACCATGCAGGAGCGACTACAGGACCTACTTAACAGCGATAACAGGTGGGCATTGGAGTCCCACATGTTGGAGGAGGGTGATTCCGTATCTGCCGATATAGTATTTCAATATATCGTAATCGGGGAGGCAATCTATGGATAAGATAGTCGAGGATGTGATAGCCAAGTACAGGCAGAGGTCTGAGGTTGGCATAGCAAAGTATGGGACTACACTAGAAGGGAACAAGGCCACTCTAATTGAGTGGCTTACCCATCTCCAAGAGGAACTCATGGACGCTACGCTTTACATAGAGAAACTAAAGTCAGATTTGGATAAGTAAAATAATTAAACTATTTTTGTACTCAATTTAATCAAATTAAAATATGGAAGATTTCAAAAAATTCTCAGAGTCAGGGAGATTTATCCCAAAAAAGGAATTCCTATTAAAGAATCCTGATGTGAAATTGAAGGGTGCTTGTGATGATATTGTCCACTATGATGGTGGTTACTTCATTCAAGTACTTTGGGATGGCACGTTCTACGAATGCAATACCAACAGAAGCAAAGACCTAGATGAAGTGGAGATGAATCTTTATTTAGAAAAAGTCATGCAAAAATTAGACAAGTAATTTACAATTTAATATATTTACATCTTATGAAACATGACGTGTTTAATCAGTACGTAGAACGGGTAGTAGACCTGTTCGGAATAACTAAGGATGACTTCTTTTCCAAGAGTAAGAAGCGTTCCATAGTAGATGCTAGGCAGTTGGTATATTACCTATGCGCCAAGAGACCGATGCAAATTACTTACATCGAAAGGTACATGAATGATAGTGGGTATAGCATTGCGCACCCATCAATCATCCATGGCATATCTGCTGTAGAGAAAAGGATAGCAGAAGACAAGGACTACGTGTCCGTAGTTAAGGAAGTAGAGAGAGCAGTATTTATTTAATCAATTTAAGAACCCAAACAAAAATGGACAAGAAAAAATCAGTATTCGAAAGGCTATCGGCCATCAATGTCAATGAGCACGTTGAAAAAAAGAAAGACCTAACCTACCTATCATGGGCATGGGCATGGGCAGTAACAAAGCGAGAGTGCCCCGATGCAACGTACAAAATCCTACCTACGGAGTACGATGATACGCTAGGATTCATGGTCCACACGGAGGTGACTATCGAAGGCGAGACGCTAGGGATGTGGTTACCTGTCATGGACGGAGCAAACAAATCTATGCTAAAGACTTCATACACCTACGTCACCCGCTATGGTGATAAGCAGGTGGATGCAGCCACTACGTTCGATATCAATAAGACCTTGATGCGTTGCTTGGTCAAGAACCTAGCCATGTTTGGTTTGGGTATCTACATCTACGCAGGTGAAGACTTACCTGAGGCAGAGGTATCTGCTCCTGCTCCTGCAAAGGCTAAGCCTAGTACAGGGCTAATTGATTTGGTGGTTGACGATGAGAATTGGAAGGGAGTTGTGAAGTATGTTCAGGATAACAAGCAACTAGGGTTTGATAAGATAGGTCAGCAGTTGAGCAGAAAGTACAGCATGACTAAGGAAGTTAAGCAGGCAATCGTAAACCTAATCAGATAATGAAGACACTATTGGAGACAATTGACCTAACAGGGGAGCCAAATATCTTGGCTCTCCTCAATGATGACAAGGAGTACTATAGTGGTATAGGAAAGAACTACCTATCCAACTCTGACATCGGAACGCTACTGAATAACCCAAAGGATTTCGGTAAGTCAAGAGAAGACAACAAGGCTTTCATGGATGGCCGTTACTTTCACCAATTGATTCTAGAACCCGAGAAGGCAGAGGCTACACCATTCGTGGACGTGAGCACTAGGAACACAAAGGAGTATAAGAACTACTGTGAGACTAATAACTTGCCGTTCTGTATGCTAAAGAAGGAGATGGAAGAGGTACAACATCTTGTTGACATCATCAAGGGCAACATCACATTCTACGATGAGATTTTCAGAGAGGGTAATCAGTTTGAGGTCCCTGCTGTCGGAATGATTCAGGGTATGATGTGGAAGGGTAAGGCAGATATTGTTGGTTGGGATTTCTTGATTGACTTGAAGACTACAGGTGACATCCATAAATTTAAATACTCAGCGAAGGCATACAACTACGATTCGCAGTGCTATATTTATCAGCAGTTGTTTGGTAAGCCGTTGGTGTTTTATGTAATCGACAAGACCTCAGGAGTGCTAGGCATTTTTAAGCCCACAGAGGACTTCATTAAGTCAGGTGAGGCCAAGGTAGGCAGAGCCATAGAAGTATTCAATAAGTATTTTGGGAGTACTCCCACGGACAACATCGAGAACTACTACATAGATGAGTATTTACTTTAATCAATAAAAAAATGGAAGAAATAGAAATAGAATTTACCAAGGGTAGTTTTGATTGGGAGAAGGGTGACACAGGTCAAATTATTAAGTTAGTTAATCAAGGATTTTCAATACTTGCAGTAATTATCCTAGATAAGGATGGAAAATTTGTTACCTCTTTATTAACTGATAACGCATTTAAGAGAGTTGTTTATTAAAGTACTTGTCAGGTGGCGGAAAAGGCAGACGCACTCAATATAGGAAAAATATGGTTTAGTAGGGAGGTTGAGCTGCTCCTATGGCTGAAGGCTCACAACTACAGGTTCGAATCCTGTCCTGACAACAACTAACATTCACTTAGCCTCAGAGGTAAGTGTTGGTTCAAATAGACTGAGGCATACAAAAACAATTTACACAATGGCACAAGACGAAAAAATCTTTGCAGACGGCTTCTCATTCAAGAGAAGCGAAAAGGCTCCTGACTTTGTAGTGGGGAGACTATCTCTAAAATCTGATGAGGCTGTAGCATTTATCAGAGAGCATACAAAAAACGGGTGGGTAAACTTAAACATCAAGACCGCTCGTAGCGGGAACCACTATGTCGAACTCGATACATACGAGGCACCGACTACAGGAGCAAAGCCAACAGAAGTGAAGGCTAAGCCACAAGCAAAGGTAGTATTACCTGAGCCTGAAGATGATGGTGAGCTTCCATTCTAAGGAAGAATCCATAGGTAAAAGAGGGGGAGTAATTCTCTCCCTTTTTTTTGGCCTTTATGCCTGACGAAAATGTCAACACAAACTCCCCTATTCTCTCTATATATAATTTATATTCTTTTATTTTTTTTTAATTAAAATTTAAGAATAAAATTGACATTATTGACAGCAGTTTGAAAATCAGTAACTTACACGTAATAAAATCGACACCCATTCAACATTTATGACACAAGACGTAACCATATTCAAGAGCATCAAGGATACGGACACTCCATTCCATAGGGATGTGAGTATAATCCTTAATAGAATCAAGGAAGGTTCTGATTACACCAAGGAATTGGTAAAGAAGATACGCCATGAGAAGCGTAAGCCTGAACGACAGGAACTAAAGAAACAATTGCCTGCTATTTGCTTCAGTGGTACATTCAACAAGAGAACAGATGCGTCCCTGATACAGCACTCAGGTTTGATATGCCTAGACTTTGATGGCTACGATAAATCAAAGGACTTATTACAGGACAAGGAGAACCTGAGCAAGAACAAGTACGTGTTCTCTGTATTCATATCCCCTTCAGGAAATGGTCTAAAGGTATTGGTAAAGATTCCTGCAGATGCAGAGAACCACACCAACTACTTCAATAGCCTAGAGAAATACTTTAATAGCCCGTACTTCGATAAGACTTGCAAGAACGTATCACGTGTATGCTATGAGTCTTTTGACCCACTGCTACACATAAACGAGAACAGCAGTATATGGGACCTGATTGAGGAACCTGAGTACACAGAGGTAAGCAAGACAAGAGACCAACCAACCATACCAATCACAGACGAGAATAAGATTGTGGACATACTCGTAAAGTGGTGGACAAAGAAACACCCCATGAACGAGGGACAGCGCAATCAGAACTGCTACGTGCTAGCTATGGCGTTCAATGACTTCGGTGTAAACAAAGGTCTTGCATCTTATGTACTGAATCAATATGCATCTCAGGACTTCACAATGCGTGAGATTTCTCAAACTATTGACTCGGCCTATAAGAACACGGCAAACTTCGGTACCAAGTACTATGAGGATGAGGAGAGAATCAATAACATCAGAGCCAAACTCAGACGTGGTGTATCAAAAAAAGAGATTCGCATCCAACTGCAGGACTCCCACTTGGAGAGCGATATAATCGAATCCGTGCTCAATAAGGTAGAGGAAGAGAATTCAAAGCAAACCTTTTGGGACAGGAATGACAAGGGAGTAGTAAAGATAATTCACATTCAGTTCAAGCAGTTCCTTGAGGATAATGGATTCTATAAGTACTGCCCCGAGGGAGGAAAGAATTACATCTTCGTGAAGGTAACCAACAACTTGATTGACCATACCTCAGAGAAAGAAATTAAGGACTTCGTGTTGACACACCTGCTAGAGCTTGATGACATTGCAGTATACAATTACTTCGCAGACCAAACTAGGTTCTTCAAGGAGGAGTTCCTCTCTTTACTTTCTACTATTGAGATTTACTTCATTGCAGATACCAAGGATGCATCATACTTGTACTACAAAAACTGCGCTGTAAAGATTACAAAGGACGGAGTGTCTACCTTGGACTACATTGACCTTGGTGGATACGTATGGAAGGACCACGTGATTGATAGGAACTTCGTGAAGTGCGGTGTGTCAGACAACTTTGATTTTAAAAAGTTTGTTAGCAACATCAACGGAAGCGATGAGAGTAGAATCAAATCAATGGAGAGCACGCTAGGATTCTTGCTACACGGGTACAAGAACCTCGGATTCTGCCCTGCGGTAATCCTGAATGACGAAGTAATCAGCGACAACCCTGAGGGTGGTACAGGAAAGGGATTGCTTATGAATGCGCTTAGCAAGATGAAGAAGCTAGTGGTGATTGATGGTAAGTCATTTGCATTCGAGCGTAGCTTCGCATATCAATTGGTGTCTGCCGACACACAGATACTATGCTTTGATGACGTGCGAAAGCACTTTGACTTTGAGCGTTTGTTCAGTGTTATCACAGAAGGATTAACCTTGGAGAAGAAGAACAAGGATGCCATCAAGATTCCATTTGCTAAGTCACCCAAGATTGCAATGACAACTAACTATGCCATCAAAGGTGCGGGTAACTCATTCGCAAGACGTAAGTGGGAGTTGGAGTTGCATCAATACTACAGCAAGGAATTCACACCACAGGATGAGTTCGGTAGACTTATGTTTGGTGATTGGAACGATGACGATTGGTGTGAGTTTGATAACTACATGATTGGATGTCTTAAAAATTACCTGAGGACAGGACTAGTTAAAAGTAGATTCGTTAACTTGAAAATACGTCAGCTGTCTGCCGAGAGTTGCCATGAGTTCATCGAGTGGTGTGGATTGGTTGATAGTGCAGAGCGAAACGTGATGCTACAGGTTGACACTAGGCTGTACAAGAATGAGCTGTACTCTAACTTCGTGGAGGAGTACCCTGACTATGGACCTCGTGGTAGAATGAGCATCAGCAGGACTAAGTTCTACAAGTGGCTAATTGCTTACGCAATTTACAAGGAGGGCACGATGCCTGAAGAAGATAGAGACCAACAAGGACGATGGATAATTATTAAAAGCAAAAAAGAAAACGATGAGTAATGTAATCATTTGGAACTACGTGTTCCACTTCAGCGAGTATACAAACAAGTGGTATGCTGTACATAGGGACAAGTACCTAGACTATTGGAGTGCTGAGAAAGACAGCTTCCTGAGTGATGAGAGCCTAGATGCTTTGATAAAAAAGATAAGAGGATGACAGATGTTTTAGAAAGAATACCTGCGTACAGCAACAAGTCTATGGAGGACTATTGCGACACGTTACTATCAATACTTACTCAGACCTACGATACAAAAGTTGGCCGTGGTAAGAAGGTAGAAGTTATCAAGGTATTCAAGTATAAGAAAGACCAAGATGTCATTGACAAACTAATCAAAAGCAAAGAGCACTATCATAAATTAAATCAAATGAAAAAAATGGGAGGAGTAACCTTCAGGGATTATCAGGTAGACATAATCCAAAGGGGTACTCATATACTAGAGAAGCACGGGTTCCTGTACCTAGCCATGGAGGTTAGGACAGGGAAGACCCTGACAAGTCTTGGCATAGCAGAGATGCTAAAGTCTTGGAAGGTATTGTTTATAACTAAGAAGAAAGCAATAAGCACAATTGAAGCAGACTACAAGTTATTGAATCCCGCATACTTCTTGACTGTGATTAACTACGAGAGTCTGCACTTGGTGATGGATAACGAGAAGTGGGACTTGATTATTTGCGATGAGGCTCACAGCATGGGAGCTTTCCCAAAGCCTAGTGGTCGAGCATCTTTGGTTGCTGAGGTGATAAGAAAGTATATACCAAAAGTAATACTGATGTCAGGAACACCAACCCCTGAGAGTTACTCTCAGATGTATCATCAGGTGTATGCTATACGGAACAGCCCGTTCTATGATTACCCTAATTTCTACAGATTTTGCGACAGGTATGTGAATATAAAGCAGAGGATGATTAATGGGAGGTTAATGAATGACTACAGCCATGGGCTAGAAGCCATCATCGAAGAGATGAAACCATACACAATTAAATACACGCAATCAGAGGCGGGATTTAAATCTAAAGTAAAAGAGGAAATCCTTTATGTCACCATGAAGGACTCAACCTATAGCATGATTAAAAGACTCAAACGAGACCTAGTTATATCAGGCAAAGAGGAGACCATACTTGCAGACACTCCTGTGAAGTTAATGATGAAGGTACATCAGTTGTGCAGCGGAACAGTCAAGTTTGAGAGTGGTAACAGCATGGTAATTGACACCACTAAAGCAGAGTTCATTAAACAAAAATTTAAAGGAAGTAAGATAGGGATATTCTATAAATTTAAGGAAGAATATAACGCTCTGAAGCAAGTGTTCGAAGATGATTTGACTAGTGAGCTTAGTGTATTCGAAGACACTGACAAGAACATCGCTTTGCAGATTGTATCGGGAAGAGAAGGCATCTCGTTACGACAGGCAGACTTCTTGGTGTACTACAACATTGACTTCAGCGCCACGAGTTATTGGCAGAGCAAGGACAGGATGACAACCAAGGACAGGCTAGAGAATCAGGTCTATTGGGTGTTCTCAGAGGGAGGTATTGAACAGGACATATACAAAGCAGTATCAGACAAGAAAGATTACACGCTTAATCACTTTAAAAAAGATTTATTTGACTTATAAAAATATGGCTGATATCGATATGTGCCCGGGGACAAATTGTCCCTACAAAGAAACCTGCTATAGGTATACAGCAAAGCCTGATGAATATCAATGGCGTTTTTCAAATGCGCCTATCAAGGATGGAAAATGTGATATGTATTGGGGAGAGAACTCAGAGAATATTTGGAATCAACTAAAAGAAATAACAAGAAAATGTACGGAAAACTAGCACACATGAGCAAGCCAACAGTATTTACTGTTAAGCATTACGATAAAACTATCACCATTGAAATAGACCATAGCGACATAGATTTCCATGAAGTGATGGAGACAATTGAATCGCTTACAATCGCTATGGGATTCGGTAAAGATAGTTTCAGAAATTGGGTAAAAGAATCTGCGGAAATTTATGCAGATGAGGATAAAGAAACATTCGAAGACTGACATGGAGATTTATCTAAGAGACCAAGCAAAGAGACTATTCTATAGCAGGGACATTCCTGTGGATTCAATAGGTGTTTTTCAATCACACATTGGTGAATGGATTTATTGGTTCAATGATGATTGGACTTATGACACGGGCTTCGCAGATACAGAGTCAGAAGCTTTACAGATAGCAAAGAAAAATTTCAGGCCACATAAAAAAAACTATGACATCATATAAGGTGCACGGGCATAAGTTCCACGATATGGAACGGCTCAATAGTCAAATAGAAAAAGTGATGCGAAGGTTCGGTAATCAGTTTGGATACTTCGAGATAGGTGAGATGTACGAGATTGATGGTACCGTAAACCTAATCCTTGAATGACCGAGCAGCAGATACAATCAAAGCTAATCAAGGAGCTAGAGGGTAAGGGATACTACGTCATCAAGTTGATTAGCACCAACAAGAATGGTATCCCTGACCTCATAGCTATACCACGGGACTCAGACGTTGAGTTCTACGAAGTGAAGAGACCTAAAGGCAAGGTGTCTAAGTTACAAGAATACAGATTGAAAGAGCTACGAGCTCACGGAATTAAAGTTGAAATCTATAAAGGAATCGAATCAAATGATAATGCATAAGCATACCAAGATGGAGGCCCTGTCTCAAATAGTTAACAGGGAATTTAAAGCAAATATTTTAGAGTATTCAAAAAAACAAAGCAACGTAAACGCAAGGAAGGTGTTTTGTAAAATACTAAGTGACATCGGATTCTCAAGTGATGACATCTGTGGATTTCTAAAGAGAGACTACGGGGTTTATATGTACTACATGGGGGACGTAGAAGGCCTTTTGAAGTACAACCCTGAAGTGAAGGAGAAATATCTAGAGTGTAAAGATATATTCTTCGTAACAATCAAGGAAGTTGTAGAGGAACAATATGAGTATGTTCCTAGCAGAAGCATAAAGATGGACTACTCTGTTTGGGACAGAAATAGTTTAGAGAAAGTTGAAGATAAGTACGATAGAATAAAAAAGATTATCGAACTTGTTGACATAAATACTCCATTGGGTGAAGAGCATTTAGTATTCGAAAAACTAGTCCAAGTGTTTGAAAAATTATCAGACAATGGAAAAGAAAATAGACAAAGAAAATGCTAGAGCGGGAAGGATAGCGCTTAGATTGAGCATGAACCACGTGCTCTTATCAAACATTTATGAGAACCTAGTAGACAGGGATTGGAAAGAAGCAGATAAAGATTTGAGGGAATTAATATTCGACCTTAGAATGATGCTGAAATCAATAGAAGAAGATGATTTTTGAAACAGAGACAGACCTAGTACGGGAGAGAAAAGCTATCGAATTATTTGTCAGCATCTTTAATGGCTCCTATAAAAAGCTAGGTCAATTTGATATTGACTACAAGGTGTCCGATAAAGAGGGACAACTCATCGCCTACGTTGAGGTGAAGGGAAGGATACGCTCAATGAAGACTGCTTATCCATTGCCAATATCAGCAGCAAAACTAGTGAAGCTCGTTGACAAGAGACTGAACCCTGTAATCATTTGGGCCTGTGATGATGGCATCATCTACGCTCAAGTGAATCAATTGGTAGGAGAAATAAAGTGGGGCGGTCGCCCGCCCCGTGAAGGTTCATACAATGACTCCGAGCTTATGGTCTACTACGATAAGCAGAAGAGTATGAAGTATGTGAGGTACGTTTAATCTTCTAGGTCTAAATCAATCTCATCAAGACCTGCCTCTTTTCTAATTTCATTTTGCTCCTTTCTTATTTCTTTCATCATCTCGTCTGTCTCTCCATAAATCTCTTTGTATAGATTTGGCATAGACTTTTTCATTTCAAACTTGGTCATACCCTTTTTCTCAGAAGATTTAGACTCACTCTTTGATTGTCCATACCCCGGTCTGTAAGACTTAGATATACCGACCATATCGTAAATGTTATTCTCATCAAAGTCACCACCCATTACATTGTACAAGCCAACAAATTGGTCTACTTGAGTTCCTAATACCATTTCAACTACAGGCTGACCTGCCTTGAGTAAATCATCTTCTTTTGCCCCCTTTGCCATTTTGTTATACACACTAATGTATGGGTTGATGACATCAGATGAAGGGCTTTTATCTCCTTTTGCTTTTTTAACTGCAACCTCAACAGCTCCTCCAATTAATGGTATTTGATAAACTAAGTTAAGTCCAAACAAAGCCTCAAGCATTAATCCTAATGCTCTTTCTCTGTCTTCATCATCTCCATTAATTAGCAGGGCCATATTTGAAGCAAGAACAAAGAAAGAGTTGGCCAAGCCCACGTTTATAGCTACTGCTCTCATATCTTTTGCATCAGGCATTTTCTTATCACCCAAACTTCTCATGATGTTATTCATACCTTGAATCACCTTATTGATTTGAAGGAATGTTGTGCTGCCAAACATTGTAAATGCACGACTAAGAGCATTTTGAGATTGTTGAAGAGGAATTTTATCAGCTGCTCTTCTTGATTGCTGAGTAGCGTTATAGTTATTGAACGCCTTTAAAGCATCCTTTTCACTCATGCCATTAGCAATATTCCTATTATAGTTAATCATGTATCCCATTACACCAAGGATATCACCCATAACTGTTGGGAATGCAGCACCTTTCTTAAATCCTCTGACAATCCTGCCAAACAATGTATTTCTCTTGCTAATTGGTTTAAAAGCCAAGGCTCCTGATTCCAATCCATATACATCACCTTCTAATCCTTTAGCTAGACGGTCTTTAAATGATGCTGAAATATCTAATGCTTTTCTAACTTGAGTAGGTAGAGTTGCAATAGTTTTTGCCGTGTCAACCATAAACATTAATGTGTCTAGGCCGGGGATTCTTTTCTTTCCTTCTCCTCTGTAGTTATATTCTTCAAAAGCTGTTATGAAAGATGTTGCTTGCTTTGGTATTTGAATCAACTTATATCCCAATGCAAATCCTGCAAATGAGTTCATGACTCTATCTAATACCGTCTGCTCAATGGTTGTTCCTCCATTTGGATTGACAGCAAAGTTTATCAAGTTCTTGTATACTCTATTAAGGTCTGTACCAAACTTACCAAGGAGTGCTTGTACTGCAGGGCTATTAAATATAGAGTTGATTTTTTTCACACCCTCTGCATAAGCCTTGTATCTCTCCATTGTCTGAATATGATTATCAACCACATCAGTAAAACCTGCCATCAAATCAACATCTCCTTTTTTATCTGTACGTTCCTTTAATGCAGGGGCTGTTTCAGTATCAAATATTCCTGAGAAGTTTCCATCGGTCAGCATTTTGCTGTCAACACTTGATGAAATAGTTTTTGTAGGAAAGTAATTGTCTACATAGCCTAAGCTAACATCATTAACCTTACGGTATACGTTGTTAACAGACTCATAGTAATCGCTGCTAAAATAATCAACAATCATGTCAGCCATCTGCATTCCCTGAGGCCCGATGAACTCCTCAATTTTTTTCATATTAACCTCATCAAAACCCTGCTTGATTAGCTTTGCTTTTTGAATAGGGTTCTTGTACAATGCATATATTCGCATTGCTTGGTCTTGACTAAGAATAGCCTTGTATTTATTTCCTGTTTTTGTAGTAATGATGTTATCTATTGAGATAACTTTATTAGACATCTTAGATTTAAACTCTTTGAATCCCTTTGTGATTCCATCAATCTTGTTGGCCATCTCATCTAGGATTCCCAATTGATTATAGTATCCCTCAAGATTATTTGAATCCATTTCATTTATTCTATCATAAACATTCTTAGTAAAGAAATCACCCTTCTTGTCTAAGATGTTTGATATGGTACCTATATGAGAAAGATTCTTTCTTATGTAGTCAAACATATTTTTAGCAATACTAAAGTCGTATCTCTCAAATGTTTTTAATACAGCATCCCATATTTTTAACTTATTGAATGAATCCCAAATTGCATTGACCTCATTGCCTAATTGAGCATCACCTTTAAGGGTGCCGTCTTCATTGTACAGTATGCCAAAACCTTGTTTGATTTGCTCATTAACTTCTTCGTGAAGTGCCTTTACTTCCTGAGCTCTTTCTAATCTCTTTGACTTTAGTCTAGCAATTGATTCAGTTCTAGCTTGTTTTAGTTGGTCATAGAGTTCTTGAATCTGCTCTATGCTCATGTTAGACAAGTCACCAAATGTATCGTAAGCCAATGCTTGGTCTAGTAGTACACGCTCTCTACTGTCAAGATTCTCACCATTAAGAGTCTTTATAATCAAAGACTCAATTAAGTTATTGTCTATGCTTTTCTTTATTTGCTCAAGAGCTTCTACATCATTTATTGCAGCTGCTTTAATGATTGGCTTGATAGCAGCAAAGAATGCTTGACCTATATCATCTAGTCCTTTGCTTCTTCGCTTACCTGATTCAGTCTTTGCAGTCTTTGCCTTTTCAGAAACCAATTTCACCAAGTCCTTTAGTAAGGATTGTCTGTTAGTTTCTTTAACCTTAGCAAACACCTCAGCCATGTAGTCAACAAAGTTGGATACTGATGTTTCATTTAATGGATTGACATTGGTAAGTCTAGAAATAATGTTGGTCGCCTGAGCTGTAGTAATCTGCCCATTGACTTTCATTGCTCTGATTTCCTTAGCTAGTTCTTTACCAACGTCCTTTCCAAGCTCACGAATCCTTGAGATAATCTTTAGCTTCTCTTCTCTAGTTACATTGGCAATGTCTTTAAGGACACCAAGGACACGACCAATTGATGCTGCCTTACGTGGTTTAACTCCCATTCTAGCACGTGCTTCACGCTCCATGATTTTACGCTGAGCATCGTTCAGGTTCATATCCTTGTAGAAATCTCGAACCATTTTATCCAAGTTGGATACAATCGTTTTTTCAGGAATGTCTTTTGACTTTTGACGAGTTATCAAATTATCAGCCTTAGTCATTAAGGCATTGAACTCATTCTGAATAGTAGAGATGTTAAGTATATCTTTAAGCTTTTCTTGAGTGATGTTATTGTCTTTAGCGATTTTATTAATTGCGTCACTAAGTTTTACACCTGTCTCAACCAATGCCTTGATACCTTGAATCATTCCACGAACAGCTGTCAAAGGAATGCCAAGCAATGCATCATTTGCTTGTGTCTTTAATACCTTAGCAATGGCTTTATCTACGCCATCAAGGAAGTTAATTACAATC